AAGCGAAGAGATCCTACATTCGTGGGATTGGGAAGAACCTCCAATGCGATCATTGGACGGCACCCAGATGGTGTCCTGATGATTGATGATCTAGACGACGAAAACACTACTAGGAGCGCGCGTGAACTAGAAAAAACTCATGACTTACTACAGGGCACCATCTTTCCTACCATTGTTCCCGATAAGACATGGGTGGTGTTTGTGGGAACTCCCTGGAATTACAGGGACACATTGAACTACGTCAAGTCAACTAATGAGTTTCATAAGATATGGACACCCGTGAAATCCAACGGCGATTTGACATGGCCTGAGGTTTTCAATGAGGAGGAGATTGAGCGACAAAGAAATCTGGCGACGGAAATACAGTTCGCCAGAATGTTCATGCTGGACCTAGAGGCGGCCAAGGGAAACATTCTAAAGAGAGAGTGGATTACAAAATACCCATACGAAAACATAAGACACGATTGGCCCGTTTATGCTGGAATAGATTACGCATCTACTCACGATCAGTTGAGAATTGGACAGGAAAGAGATTATTTCGCAATGGCATGGGGAGTTGTTACGCCAAATCAAACACTGGTACTTGTCGACGGGATAATGAAACATCTGACGCAGGCCGAGGCAGAACAGGAGGTTATTGCCACTGTACAGATGTTGCCTTATTTGAAAATAATCGGGGCCGAATCTATTGGCAAGGGAGAGGAATTTGTAACGCTTTTGAGGCGTGCACCAACTTTTATGCCATTGATGCCTATTCCATCGCACAAAGGGGATGCAAGAACAAAGGGTGGTAGATTTGAAAAAATCCTTGCGAGCATGTTTAGATTCAATCGAATTATGATTTCTGATAGATTTACAGAATTTATTAATCAGTTTATAGATCAATGGATTTCTTGGGATGGTACACAACTGGAACACGATGATGCGCTTGACGCAGTATATATGATGGTAAAGGCGGCGGAGGGGATGATAGCAGTTCCAAGGGTACAGCCATCCTCAGGTCTGTCGCCCATTTATGGAAAGAGAAAAAAGAAGGCAAGTCCCTGGAGTAATTTGAGAAAATGAATATCAAAGAGATAAAAGCAAAATCAGCATTGATGCTTAAGCACAACAAAAATCTTCACAAAATGCAGAAAAAATATGAGGAGATGGGCAGAATTCAATACGAACTTCCATCGCCTCTTAAAGACTTTGACTGGGCACTGCCAATGGTGGATTCGTCACCCTATGATGCCAAGCGTGGTGTAAAGCGTGCGCTGGCAAACTTGGCAATGAATATAAACATCCATCCCGTGAGTGTTTTGAAGGCACTGGATGGAGAATACGACGATGAGAGCAAGGCTGCGCGTGAAAAAGCGAACGACTGGGAGAAGGCAATCAAGTGGTCTATCGGGAGGACGGCGAGGCGCAGGGCTGCATTTTACGATTCGGTAATAGACAGCGGGACACTCTACCATGAGATTGTAGGACAACTTATCCACATTCCAACACAGATTAAGGCCAGAGGAAGTATAGGTAATGCCAGAGAGCGAGCCGCATTGAGGTTTGGCGAATGGACAATCAAACAGATGAACCCGCAGAATGTGAACGTAGACTATAGTGACTATATGCCAGAAAGGGTATTTTTCTGCCACAAAAAGACGGCACAGGAAATCGTTGACTTTTGGGGAGATGCGGCCAAGGAAATTAAAAACAGAATACAGAAAGAGCCGGATTACGCCAAAACGGAAATGAAAGAATGCGATTACGTAGACTATGAAAATCGTCTTGTTTGGATCGTTGAAGCGCGCGACGAAGTAGATGCGGAAGGTATTATCCTGTTAGGGCCGGAACCCTGGCTGACGATTAAAGCCGGAAACGACAAGGGCAAGCCTGTTCCATTCCTGCCGGTGATTGCTGTTGCGGGTGGGACGGACATTGATGAACTTCCAGAATTCCAGAGACAGCCCTTATTTTTCCCCATCGCTATGACAGAATCATGGGCCAACGCCAACATCGCCGGAACAATCGAGATGGCAGGGGCCATTGCAACGGCGCACAAGCCGGATCAGGTCATAACCTCGCCAAGAGGCGAAGATGCACCCACGGTAGATCATGGAGAGCCCGGTGGCGTTTTGAACTTGATGCCTGGCGAAGTTTACCAGCAAATCCAGAAAGCAGGATTAGATCCTGCCGTTATGGAAGTCAAAGACAGACTTTCAAACGCCATGCAGCGTTCTGCATTGGCAGACATTCTGGTAACAGGACAGCCGATGGGTGGCGTTGAGGCGTTTGCCGCCTACAACTTGCAAATTCAAATTGCCATAAGTTCGCTGGGCGACATCAAGCATCTGGCAGAAAGATACTACGAAAGCGCCATCGAAACCATGCTATTGCTCACATACTACACCGGCGGTGAAATCTCTGGATACGGCGACAGCTTGAAGAAATACGTGATAGATTCGGAACAGATTGATCCAGATTCAATCTATGTCAGCGTGGAACTGAAGACAGACGTTCCAGTAGACAGGCAGCAAAGAATAACTTCTGCACTGCAAATGGCCGACAGAATTCCATACGATCCTATTCGTATTCTGGAATTCTTGGGCGAATCAGACCCAGAGGGCGCCATCAGAGGATATAAACTATGGCAGATGGATCAGGCCGACATGGCAGGCAGACTACAACGAATTCAGGCCGAGGCGACTGGAGAATTGGAACAGTTGCGTCAGGCTGTGGGCATGATGCAGCAGCAAATGGCACAGATAGCACAGGCTCCTCCGGCACCGGAAAACGAGGGACTTGGCGTGGAGGGCGTGGAGGGGGAGATGTTCAATCCTGCCACGGGTGGCATGCCTGCCGCAATGGCTTCTCCTGGTGCTACGAGGGAGCTTCAGAGTGGCCGTGACAGGTACGGGAATTTGATAGCGCAACCTGGGGTAATCTAATGAAAACAGACAGGGATCTTTATATTGCGTGGTTAGAAGTACAGTTGGGAAACGGTGAGTTAGAAGAAGAATGGCGAGAGAGTCGCAGAGGTAAGAAAAATGCCAACAAAAGCACAGATGAGACAGAAGGGGTATTCGGGGCCGATAATACCAGAGGTGGAGGAGGAACCCCACTGGAGTAAAATCCCTATCCCACAGGTGGCCCAACCTCCTGTACCCAAAATTATAAGAGAGCAGAGAATAACCCAGAAAACAAGAATACCAACTGTAGATCCTTGGGATGCTTACAGGAGATGGCTGGAGGCTGGAAGACAGACTTTACCCACAACTCCTGCTTTGCCAACAAGGCAACCTAGTCTTTTGGGCGGAGGCTATTATGTTCCAATTGAAGAACCCCAAAGATGGGTTAACCCCCAGCCTGGGACATATTCTGGAGGCCCGCCTACCGCACCGTATATTGAAGATGTTTACAGCGAGTATTTAGGATTTGGCGCTAGGAGAGAGGCTGCGAAAACACCGAAGCCCGTAGAGCCAAGACCTCCTACAGAGGAAGAGTACAGAGGCGGCAAGGCTTTTCGAGAGCAAACTATAGGTGCCCGTGAAGAGGGCGTTATGGCACGCCGTGAAAATTATATGACAGATATGGTTTATCGGCAGATTTCAAATGCCATTGGCGCAGATATTATTGCATTTGGCGGGGCACAGCCTGGCAGGAAACTTGCAGAGGGAACAGGCGTTGTAAATATGAATCTTCTACCTGCCTATGTTCCTGACTTTGCACAACTTTATCTTGACAGATATGGTGTAACAAAAGAATTCATGGAGCGTTATTATACCTATGTTTATCAGGACGAAGCCAATCAGGGATGGGTAAAACTTGAAGAAACATATACGGGCGGAACTGGCGGTGGAAATGGCGGAAGCGTGGGATATTCCCCGTATATTAGAATGACAGGACCAGGATATTCAAGAAGTAGCACAAGTTCGGCGGGAAGATTGGTAAATTGGAGAATATAAATGGCATTGCCAGAACTAGAGAAGGGTGAAGGAACTAAGCCTCCGCCTTCTATTCCAAAACTGGATCTATCTAAACTGCCAGACCTCAAGGGAATTGGCGGTTTATCAGAGGAGGGATTAAGAAGACAAGAGCAATTCGCCTATCAGCAAGAAAAATACCACACTATTGATAATGAAGAATACGCATATGGATACACACAGCCTCTTATGGAGCCAGAGGCTATGCCCAATTGGGAGAAACTAAATTGGCTTGAGAGAACCATCGTCAATCATTTGCCAGGTTCGGATTCCGCTTTTGGTAAAGCATTGACGTGGTTCAGCGAAAGTCCTCTTGGGAAATTGCTTGAGTTTATTGATATAGGCGCAGAGGGTTTAGAGAGAGGCATTGGGTTTATAGCCCAGGCCGGACAGGCTTATTCTGACAAACTTATTGGAAACGAGGAGTCTTGGAATAACTTCAAGCAGAACTTAGAGGCTGCGTGGTACGCAGGCTCTTTTGCCGCAGATGTTACAGAACTTCCAAGATGGGACGGAGAGAAACTTAGTTGGCCCGAAGATCATGGCGCAGAAATATTGGTGCGAATGCGCCAGCAAATTGCCGATCAAATGGCAAGAGGTATAGATCCTGGCGAAGCATTAGTTAATGCGAAAGATAGTTACTACAATGACTTGGGTGCGCTTGCCATTAGGGGGCAGTTACGAGATGCGGCGTTTCATATTTTAGGCGATCCTTTGAATGCTTTTTTGGCGTGGCTAAAGCCCATAGAAAAGGCAAAAGTCTTTGTCATAAAAAATCTGGCAGGTAAAGCAGTTCCAGAAGAGTTACTTGCCCAATTGAATAAAGTTGATGATGTCATCAGAGTTGCTGAAGAAGCCGGTAATACAAAGAGAGTCGAGGAGCTTACGGCACTCAGAAAGGCTTATGAAACTTACCAGATAATGTCCCCAACAGAACAGAGAATTATGAAGCTCATGGGGGAAATTCCGACAACGGGAAGGTGGGGCAAGATTCTTGCCTCAAGGTGGAATCCATTTGGGCTTACGCCAGAGGCACGTGCAGCGAACATGGGCCACGATCTGGTAAACAATGTTATGACTCGCATCATCACGAATGACGCCTCGCCAGAAGAAATCATGCGTGCCCTCCAAAGAATCGCTGACGGAGTTGTATCACCCGAATTAGGCCACATAATTGTCTCGCCACAGGGAAGATATGTAAAAGGGATTATTGACGGAGTAGTTGCAGAGGGTGAAGGATTTATGAGGTACTGGACGGAAACAACACAATCCAGAGTATTACTTCACGGAATTGCCAATGCTTTAGGAGATGATCCATACAAGATTTTCACAAGGATTGTGGATGGCGAACAGGCAGCAACTTTAGAATTGCTTCTGAGAAAGGCTGAGGAACTTCCAGAATTCGGACAATCGCTGGATAACTTACTGGCAACGATGGGCAAAACAAGGGAGACTTTCACAGCGGAAGACTTGCTTGTTTCCATGCAAAAGTTTGGCGATGCCAAGATTTTAGATGAAAGTATCTTCAGGGCAAGCCTGATAAACACAATTGCTGACAGAGCAACGAAGATGGCGGTGCTTAAGTACGGCGTCAAAGCCAGAGGCTTTGCAAGAAAATTTGCAGACATGGTGAAGTCTGCCGAAACGCTTGGATTTCTAAAACTCAATCCATCTTATCCTATCAGAAACTTTATGAACAATGAGTTTACCATGCTTGCCAGAGGAGCCTGGGGATGGTGGAAAACCGGATGGGCAGATGATTTCTGGAAAGCATTTGGAATGGAGCCTACCAGACTGAGAAGTGGGTTTGGTCCTGCCGCCATCAAGGTTGGTGTTGTAGAAGGAAGTCCGGCAGATGTCGTTGGCGGAATTATTAGCGAGGCAACCACTGGCAAAAAGGGCTGGGTTGACAAGATTACCAGAAAATTCAGCGATACCCTGAAGGGCAAAAACGCCGCCGAGATTGCGGCAAGGATGGAGTCCAATGCCTCGCACAGAGCAATGACGGCTGGGGCGAAACGCTATCGTTCAACATATATGACAATTGCTGAAATGCCAGAAGAACTTGTTTCTGTTATTGGAAGAGAAAATGCGGAGATATTAAGGAAAGAACTTCGGGGCGCATTTACATTTGATGATGTAGACAATATCTTCTATAAAACAGACAACCTCAACATGGCGGATGGCGCTATACGCCTGGATGCGGATGAGTTTTTTGGCGGCGATATATCCAGAGTTATTCCAGAGGAGGAACTGGAGCCTATTGTCAAATCGGTAAAAGCCGCCTACGAGAAAGAGGGGCCAACTGGTGCGGCGAATGCTGCAAAGCTGGCAATAGAAGAAGTTAAAAACAAAATCTCATCTCAGACAGCCGAGGAACTGGAAGACATAATCGCAGAGATGGCGGCAAGAATTGAAGTTGGAAAATTTGATGAATTGCCCAATGCTGTATCCCAAACGATAGATGGCTTCCATGCCTCACACGAACGCATGAGCATTGAAACCGCAAGGGCGATGGACATTGTTAGAGAACTCAGGAAGGCAGATCCCGTACTTGCACACATGTATATCAGGGAACACTTTGCAAATACCGGAGAGTATTTTGCTAGAGAATTTAATCGTGTTCGTGCTGGAGTAAAAGGCATTACCAAGGGACTTGGAGATGAATTTCCTTACACGGATGATTTGATAACAAGAATCAATCAATGGCAGGATGGATGGAAAGACTTCTTCAAAGTGCGAAATGGCGAGTATGACAAGTTCTTCAGCGCACAACTGAAGGGCAAGGAATATGCCAAAACATTCGATCAGATTTCCACAGAACTGAACACTTTATACAGGGAAGCCGTAGAGAACGAGCAGAGAATCCGTGGACAACTGGACGAATTGATGGCACTTGTTTATCCAGAAGGCCCGCAAAGAGATATGTTTTTGACTTGGCGAGAAAAGATTGCTGATGCAGTTAGAGCCGATAGAGAATTGGTAATCAAATTCCGAGAGAACCCGCTGGACAATGGCGTGCCATTGTGGAAATTGCCGCCAGAGGCTAGAGGCAATGATTTGTGGGATGCTCATATGACAGAGCGAATCCAGCAATGGCGGGAAATATCCAGAATGAGCGACGAGGGTGCTGCTGCGATGCGAGGGAATCAAGCTGCGGCGTCTGCCTACTCTGCACCAAGACCTCCTGCTCCAGAGTTCGGAATGACGGATGACTTTGCCAGAGGAAACTATGAAAGCAGATGGAGACTGCTTGAAAGAGTAGAAGAAGAGGCCGACAGACTTGGCAAAAAGGCTGTTTATAATGCCAAGGGGGTAGAGGAAGAGGGCTTCTGGGTTACTGCAAAGAAAGGCGAATTTGCAACAAGCGTTAAATTGTCAGGACGCACAGATTTGGAGGCGCTTGAAAACTCAAGAGTTGCATTTATAGACCCTGATGACTGGGGGGATTATCAGTTGGCAGCCGCACGTGCAGAGGCGGCTAAGAGAGGAATAGATAATGCCGAAAGCCTGAGTAAATCTGAATTAGAGGGCCTTGGCGTATGGCAAGAAGATGTTGGCTTTATTCTGCCAGAACAGGCTGAATGGAAACCCATTGGTTCGTTTCCAGAAGAGGTTATTGCTGAGGCTCCTCCAACTGGAAGGACGGTGAATGCCATTCCAGGTTACAACGAAATAGTTCCAGAAAGATTGTTCTCAGGCAGAGGTATGGACCAACTCTTTGCTTTGAGAGGAGAGGACGCCATTAATTCTGTTCGAGATGCAGTCATAAGCCGAGGGGCAAGAAAGCCGCTCAAACTTGGGAATCTTGGTGAACAGGGCGAGGACTTGCTTCGTGCCTATGTTGCAAAAGCAAAGGGACATCTTGCAAACGAGAGATATGCAACAGTGAAGTTTGGCGAGTGGATGAGAGATAGCGCACTATTAAACTACAATCGCACCACAAACTTTGATACATGGCTACAGATGCTTATGCCTTATGAATTCTGGACCGTACACAGCGTATTCAACTGGGCATTACATTCTATTGATAGGCCAATGATGCTGGCTACATTCCTGAGAGTACAGAAACTTTTGGAAACGGGATGGCGGCCGGAGAAAGGATTACCCTCCAGGGTTAGGGGAAAGATAAGGCTTAACATGCCATTCATATCGGACATTTTCGGTGAATGGCTCGGAAATGAAATATTTGTTGATCCTCTATCCACGGCGCTTCCATTCAAGCAATGGTCCTACTGGGCAGAAGAACTTAATAGTCAATCCACGAGAGATAATGCAGTTGCGGAGAGGGTATTAGAGGGTCTGCTAAATGATGGAAAGGTTACTCAGGCACAATATAATGATGCGATGACAAATAAGCAAGGACCTGTCTGGGAAAGAGCATTGGTGCTGGCACAGCAAGACGATACAGAAAGACGGCTAAGCCCATTTGATTTTGTTTCCATGATGATAAGCCCTCATGCGCCGGTTCTGTGGGCCTACAATGCGATGAGGGATACACCAGAGGAAATTGGCCCATTCTTGCCCATCACTCGTTCCATCAAAGGCATTACATCTCTTTTTGGTGTAGGCCCTCCTGGCGGAGTAAACATCGAGGCTTCCATTCGCAGAGAGCTTGGGCTTCCAGAGTTCGATCAATGGGAAGATTACAGAGTAGACAGAATGATTACAAACATGATAGCAATGGGCGAAATCACACAGAGCGAAGCCCGAAGCGCCATGACACAAAGAAGTGGGCCAATATATGATGAAGCAAAACGAAAAGCCGGAATTCAATATGGCATAACGGCACTTGGCTCCACCATAGGCATTCCTGCACAAGCCTATCCGGAGGGCGAGGAAAGACTTCGTGTTGCAAAGGAAATGTATGAAGAAGCATGGAAAGGCTACGAGGCAACGGGCGATTACGAGTCTACGCTTGGAGAATTCCACAGACAAAACCCAGGATACGAGGAAAGAATTGCTCTATGGGATACGCCAGAGGAACGCTTGCGGAGATTTATGGTAGACGAGATATGGAATCTTTGGAACGAGATGCCCACATTGCACAAGTCCGAAACCGTAAATCAACTGGGAGAATTATTTGAAGAAGCATTCTTGAATAGAGAAACAAGAAATGTAGATGCTATTCCGGCTGACACACTCAACGCATGGATACAGATTATGGGCGGAGATCCGCCAGGGAAAGTTACATACAATGCCGACTTGACACCCATCAGTCTGACAAATCCTGAGATTGCTTGGGGAATGCAGGTTTTCTACGACACACGGGAGCGGATGTTCAACTACAAGGCCGTTGTGGCTCCTCTTTGGAATGATTATTTCAAGTTGGATAAAGAGGCTAGAAAAGAATTCTGGAACCTGAATCCCATTCTGGAAAGATATGTTGATTGGAGAAACGACTTCATGCTTCGCAATCCAGACATGGCGCCTTATATCGAAGATGATCCTGAAAAACGCCCGAAGTATGAGGATATTGAGGAAATGTATCAGGCTCTTGCCAATCAGCCCAACTTTACAGAACAGGAATATATGGCTATTATGGGAGAGCCATTGTATATGTTATTGATATCGGGAGAAGAATTACCTCCCGTCGCAAGACAAAAACTAAAACAACTAGAGGCAGATTATGGGATGAACTTTGAGCAAATGTTGACACAAGCACCACAATAAAATATACTGAAAAGGAGTAAAAAAGAATGACCGAGAAGAAACAGGACGACATTGTTTCGGGCGAAGAGGAAGCGAAGGTACCGCCAACACCTACAATTTCTGCTGGCTCTGAGCAAGCGGGTTCTAAGGAATCTGGGTTTGATGCGGAAGCATTTGAGAAAAAGTTCTTCGAGAGATTTGACGACATCCTAGACGGCAAAGTAGATGCAAGAGTCAAATCCATCAAGGATCGACGGTTCAACATGCTCAGTAAGGCCGAGGAAATCCTGGCTGCTGTTGAGGCCGCAGGCGGAGATCCCGAAAAGATTCGGGGAAAACTCGAAACGGATGAGCTATTGAATCGAATAGATAAACTTGAAGAACGTCTAAGTGGCGTTGGTGGCTCGACGGCCACGGTTGACGCTCAAGTGTTAGGGCAGAAAGATTTTGAAGCTCGTACCGCAAAAATTCTTGAAGAGGCCGGTATCCCGCTGGATGATCCAGAGGTGCTGGAGTTGAAAGAGTTGCCAGTTGCCAATGAGGGCGAATGGTATAGAAAACTAACAACTCTTGGCATCAAACGGGCCAAGCAGGGCGGCGTGACATCTTCAGCCGTTGTTGGCGACAAGGGCAAAGTATATGCTCCTGTCGAGGGCGACGAGTTATTGGCTCAGATTATGGAGTTGCAGAAGCACCCCGTAGCGAACGAAAAGCTGATAAAAGAGAAGATGGCGCAGGCCAGGGAGGCTGGACTCTTACCCTAAAAAATCTAAAAGGACAAATAAATGGCTACCGTAACACAGGTATCAACACTATCAAATAGCCTGAAAGTCCAACGGACGAACGATTATCAACGTGGCGGAATGCGGCGTCGTTTATACGACTTGCTTGCATCGCCTATTGACGAGACATCGGGGGCCGCCGGTGCCGCAAATGCTATGGCAGATTTGTGCAAAGGCGGGACGGTGCGATTGACCTTCCTGAGCGATATGGCAATCGGAACTACGCCATTGAGCGAAGTTCAGGATATTGCACCGCAAGTTCTCGATGACGCCTACAAAGACATCACGGTCAATATGTATGGTGACGGCATTCAGACCTCTCAAAAGGCTCTGATTGAATACTTCACCGACTACGACTCTCGCTCACCTGAAAAGGTGGGCCTGAACATGATGGAAGTTGTAGACTTCTTGGCGCTGGACGCTGCATTAGCTGGTAGTTTGTATTACCGCTATGCGGCTCGTGCGTCCTTGGACGCAGGCACAACGGCACATCGCGCAAGTGAAACTATCTTCGCGAATGTTGCCGCACGCCTCAGTCAGTTCAATGTCCCTGGTTGGGAAGGTGAAGGGCGCCCCAAGAACTGGGCTGCAATCACTGACCACTTCGTTTTAAACGATATGGCCGCAGGTGGCAATATCGTGAACGCTGCAATCTACCAGGACAAAGAAATGGTCTTGAATAACGAAGTCGGAAAGATTCATAGCTTCAAGATCATTGCAAGTGGCTGGGCGAAAATTCTTAATGGGGCAGGCATTGAGGGGCACACCCTGAATACAACTTTGTCTGCTGCCGCAACCAGATTATCCACGACTGTCAATCTGACTTCAACGACAAACCTGGCCGCTGGATACTGGCTAAATATCGGAACTCCAGAATCATCAACAACCTTCTATCCAAACAATGAGCGAGTGAAAGTCGCTTCCATCTCTTCCAAAGTAGCCACCATCGTTGGCGAAGGCGAGAATGGTGGACTTCGGTTTGCTCATGCTTCAGGCACTTCCGTCAACATCAAGGACAGTGTACACCTCATCATGTTTGGCGGGCCAGCGTCGCTTGCGAAAGTGTACGCTCCTGTCATCGGTGAGTTTGGAGAGTTGGTTGGACCGAAGCAGAAAGGCTTGGCAGATCAATGGACAAGCTACGCCTGGAAGTGGTTTGGTGGATACGGGATACCTGCCGAAAACGGCTTGTATCGCGCCGAAGTTTCCGTAAGCGAGGAGGCATAACATGGCTGGATCATTTGAAGGCTTAAGTGTACCTCTTCACGGAGGCTACCAAGCATACGAAGATGATGGAACAACTGTTTTCCTGACAGTTGATGCTGATGGTCAACACAACTTCGCATGGACAGACAAGGGGGCAGACAATTTCATTGCTGTAACCTTGGCTGATTCGACTGCGGTTTCGAGTGGTTACGTACAGGCGTTTTACGCAAACGTATCGACTACAGGTGCTTGGACTGGTGGACAACTCAACGTCTTTGCAGCAGACATCACTCTAAGTGGAACACCTCAGGAAGTATCTGGGATGTACCTGTACTTCTGTGAGACTGGAACTACAACCACAACGAGCATGCAGCTTAATGGTATTGTTGTGAACCTTGAGGAAATGGGCGGGAATTTAGTAAACCGTTCTGGAATCAAGATTTACTCTAACGATGCGGACTGTAGCGGCGACATTGACGCAGCCTTCAGCGCATACTGTTCTGGTGCAAGCGGAACGTTTAGATCGCTACTTAGTTGTGGTGGAAACACAGAGCCAGAGTATTTCTTTGAATACACTACAGCAATTGGTAGCTCAAGCAGAATGCTTTGTGACTACACAGCATCAACAAGTGCGACCATGGCTCTTAGGCTCTTGATTGACGGCTCGGTATACAACGTGCCGTGTGTGGCAGATAGCTGCTCGTAAAGGAGAAAAATATGAAATTGTCTGTGCTGGAAAGGGTTGTTGCCCTTAGCGTCCTCCCTAGAGAGGGGAGTTATGTAACGCTCCGTATTATGAATGATTTAAGAAACAGTCTTTCATTTACGGAAGATGAACTCAAGAAGTTTGGAATAAGCCAAAATGGCGGCAATACATCTTGGGAAATAGACGGCGAATCAGAAATCCCCATCGGGGAGAAAGCGACAGACATTATCATCGAATCACTTAAAAAACTGGACAAACAAGAGAAACTTCCCGCAGAGGGGGTTTCTCTCTACGAAAAGTTTATAAAAACTGAATAGAAAGGATGACTGGGGGCAGACGCAAATGCCCCCAGCAAACCTTTATGACGATTAAAAACTGTCCAATGTGCGGTACGCCGTGCCGAATCATGTATCGTGAAACGGCTCGGCAGACCACTATAAGCCGCTTGAATTGGACGAACTGAACGCCAATGCACCGCCAATCCCCGAACCACTACGGGACTGGCTGAGAATAAAAAGAAAGGGCAAGAATACAGTTGCTCTTGTGGGTTCTGCTCATACCTCTGGTGGTTGGGCACCTTACGGCGAAATAGATGTGTGGTGTTCCAACGAAATGCACGGGAAAGTTTGGTGCAAAGAGGAAGGTGCTACAGGATGGTTTCAATTACATCCTAAATGGTCGTTCACAACAGAGCATCGCTTCGATCATTGGGGATGGCTACAGAAAGAACATCCATTCCCGATATATATGCAAAGAAAATATGACGATGTACCATCTTGCGAGGTTTATCCTTTGCGAGAGATACAGTCGAACCTGTTAGGTAGTTTTGTTCGAGGCGAAGCGGTTATGAGAAAACTGTTTACCTCGACATTTTCTTATATGGTTGCGCTGGCAATCTACAAGGGTTATGAGAGGATTGAATTATACGGAATAGAACTTGCGCTCGGTGCAGAATGGGAATATCAGAGAGAGACTATGGCTTTTTGGATTGGTAAAGCAAGTGGAATGAATATAGAGGTATGGATGCCAGAGGCGTGTGCGTTATTGCTTCAGCCGCTATATGCTTACGAGGAAGTTAGAAAAGGTAATACAGGAGAAGTGCTTTTGCCTCCTGATGGGTGGAAAGAATGACAATACAAAGATTGGTACAGGGTTATTTTAACAACGACGAAACGGAAATAGAAAGGCTCGGTAATATAATTGAATACCTGAACGTGCAACCTTGTGACGAGTTGACGGTGCAAGAGGGAGATCCTCCTGTACCGGTAGATTTAGATTATTTTTCATTGATAGCCGTACTACATAGAATATGTGTGAAGTTGAATAACCTAGAAAATCCGTAGAAAGGGATACTTTGATACTCAACCTTGGTTGTGGGCGAAGGCCAATTCTTTTAGACGACACGATCAATCACGATTTGCATAAACATGCGGATTACGTTGATGTAGCACACGACTTGGACGAATACCCCTGGCCGTGGGGTGACGAAACGGCTGACACGATATACGCTAAAGACGTATTGGAGCACCTTAACAATTTAGTAAAGTCTCTTGAAGAATGCTGGAGAATACTGATTCCAGGTGGAATGCTTTACCTGTCGGTACCGCACTGGAACTTCGATGTAAGTCATCGTGACCCGACGCATAAGTGGTTCCTCACAATGAAGAGTATGGATTACTTTATACGAGGAACGTCGCTGGAGAGGGACTTCGGTTATTACAGTCCGATGCGTTGGATACTGCACAAGGGAGAGGTGGTAGGAAGCGACATAAGATGGGCAATGGAAAAAGACGAGCCTTCTACGTAATCGGTCCAGAGTCAAGCGGGACAAGGATGATGGCAAAAGCCCTTATTCGTTCTGGCGTGTACGGAGATGCAAGCCATACACAGCGAATGGACTTTCTGGATTTTTCTGGAAGGCCGAATGAAATCATGTTTCGCAACAGCATACCACACGCCCATGTGATGATGCCAATAGCCGACATCACGAAAAAGATGGAGGCTTGTGGCTATGAGGTTATCCACGTCTTGATTGATAGAGAGGACAAGTATCTGCTACTTTCAAAAGTAAAGCGTGGACACAGGCCGGACATTGAAGTGGCTAAAGAAAATCTTCCGCTGGAGAGGGCGCACATAGAAGAGCAGATGAAAGAAATGGGCGTAGATCCAATACGAGTAAAGTATGAGGATTTCGTTGGTAGCGCAGAGGTAAGACGAGAATTGTTTGAAAAACTTTCTTTACCAGAACCAAACATGCACTTTTGGAATGCAAACGACACGTATTAGAAAGGACTACAATGAACATTGCATGGCATAGCGCACCAGCCTATTTCCCAACAGGCTATGGCGTCCAGACTAACGGATTTGTCCGTAGGCTGATGGGCCTTGGACATAGCGTGGTGGTTATCACTACAACAGCATCAGTGGGCGTAACGTGGGAAGGGATAGTCCATGTTCCAGGCGGGCCAGAACATCCAGCATTGAACGGAATGGTGGAGTGGCCCAAAAGACTGCCAATAGATACAATGATAACTCTCATTGATGCCTGGGTGATACCGCCAGAGTATCTTGAGGAACTGAAAGTAATGGGAATAAAGTGGTGCCCATATTCACCAGTAGACCACGACCCAATTCCACCTGATATCGAGAAGATACTGCGTTATGGGGACTACACGCTTGCGATGAGTCCCTTTGCGCTTAGAGAGTTTGAGAGGGTGGAACTACCGAACCCTCGCTACCTACCGCATGGAGTTGAAACAAGAGTATTCTTTCCGAGGCCACAGCACAAAGAGATGTTTCAGGCAAGGAATATGTTTGTTGCGGGGATGGTGTCTACAAACGTAGAATCGATAGGACGCAAGGGCTTTCGATATGCTTTTGACGCATGGGAGAAATTCTACAAGAAACACGACGATGTGCGATTGTACATCCACTGTGATTCGACAAGACAATCCGGCGGATTAAACTTGGTGCAGATGGCACAGCAAAGAGGCTTTATGCCATACTCTCCCGATATGTGGATGCTTCAATCGAACATCCCGCCGGAGAAGATGGCAGAGATTTACAGCACGTTTGACGTTTTGTTGATGCCCTCAGGTGGCGAGGGATTTGGCATACCGCTGATTGAAGCGCAGGCGTGTGGTACGCCGGTAATCGCACAGGACTTTACTGCGCCTGCCGATTTGGTGGGTGCGGGGTGGCTAATACCCAGCATTGGTACGCAGTCCACGCCCATGAATTCCTACTGGGGGATACCGGACACGGACAAAATTGTAGATGCGCTGGAAGAGGCATATGACTTATGGAAAGCGGGGAAACTGCGTAAGGAGATGAGAGATAAGGCAGTTGAATTTGCATCGGATTTCGACTTTGATATTATTACAGAGAAATATTTTATACCATTGATAGAGGAAATAGATTATGGCGAAACGACGGCACCGAAAACCAAAACTTCGGAGAGTGATGAACGAGGTGGACAAGAGGCCATCAACGACATATCAGAGTAAAGAATTTATCATTGCCAACACCAGTAAGCGGGATATTCGACAAGTCGAGGTTGGTGGCAAGAAAATAGATTTGTATTCAAGCGGTGCGACAACGTATGATCCTGTTCTTGCCGGAGAAATAAAGGACAAATACAAGGACGATCCTGCAATAATGGTTATCAACAAGTCGCATGTTCGTCCAGACGGATACGGCAAAACACACCACACAGTACCGGCATTGCCGTGGAAAGATGAATAACGTATTTGTTTCTACCGTTCCGAAGTCAGGCACACATTTGCTTTATCATATTCTGGGTTGGCCGGAGGATGGGGGCGAATTGACAAACATGGGAATAAAATTTGGGAAAGGACAATATGCTGCACATGCGCCCTATTCAAAAATCCACTCGGATAAGGTAAGAATATTCTTGCGGAGACATCCTGGGGATATATTGGTAAGCTGGATGTACTTCTTAAAAACTGTTGGAGAGTACGACAAGAGAGGGCCTTTCAACTTTCCAGAATTAGCGGATAGAGGAATGGATGTGCATAAGTCAAGGGACAAATTGAACTTTTTACTTATCTATGCCAAGCCAATAATTGAGAAATTCATAGGATGGATGGGTGATGACAAGGTACACAAACTAAGATACGAGGACTTAATAACAAATCCCGAAGAAGCACTTGCCACCGTGGCACATGATTTAGGATGTTCGCTCGACGTGATGGTGGAAAGATCAAAGTTCAGAGGCGGTAGAACATTTCGGGCAGGACGAATTGGAGATTGGAAAGACGAATTCAAAAAGCACCATCTAGTAAAGTTTAAGAGAAACTATGGCGAGATCATGGATGCTTTTGGCTATTAGGGGTATGCTTGCAACACAGAAAAGTGCAGGTATACAGGTGAAGGTTTTGTCTGTTCAGGCATACCCCGAAATTTAGGAGAAATAAATGACAACTCTTAGCGACATACTACAGGAAGTATTAATCAACCTTGGCGACTTCAGAGAGGGTATGGCCACCGGTGGCACCACGGCTACGGTTGTGGATTCTACGCTTGGTGGTGTGGACGACGACTACAACAACGGAACTGTATTCATTACCTACGATGCGGGTGGTGCTGCCGCTGCACCGGAGGGCCAATTTGCCCAGGTGACAGATTATACAGCCGACACCGGAACAATCACCTGTGCTGCCAGCTCGTTCACGGTATCTCCTGCGGCTGGTGATTATTATGGAGTTTCAACGAGGGATTGGCCTCTCTATAAATTAATTAGTTTGGTTAATAATGCACTCAATGGCATTGGACTTATCACGCTGACAGATACAACCACGCTGGATACAGCGGCTTCGCAAACAGAATATGCCTGTGCTACGGACTGGAAACATTCGGAGCCTATCAGAATAGACCTCCAGAGAAACACGGCAGATTCGGACGACAACCGCTGGAAAATGCTGGATAGAGGTTTGTGGGAGTATATTCCTGCCGCTGCCGGAAGTACCGGCTTGATAGTTTTCTGGGACCAGCCCATATCCAGCAGAGGCTTACGTGTTTGGTACAGGGACTATCATCCGGCAGTGAGGACTTACAGTAGCACTATTTATGAGGCTATTCATGCAGAACATCTCGTCTGGGAAACGGTTTACAGGGCATTGAGGTGGAGGAAGGGGATGCAGGATGCGCCTTCGGGCATCGAGGATATGTTGCGAGAGGCCGATCAAAGACGACTAGAATACGGCCTGAAGTTCAGGCCAAGGCAAGAAAAGCGGAGAGGAAAACTTTTGATTTTGGGCGGTAGACGAGACACAGATTCAATAGCTGCACCAGATCCGCCATAAGGATAATAAATGCCCACGGTATCAGTAAATTCTTCACAAAAAGATAATACACACGATATTTCGTTGTCGGATGGAACAACGACTCACGGCTACATTATAGACAGCGCACGAGATTGCATCGAGAGTTCGTATGTTCCATCTTCCATTCAGACTTCGCAGGGGCGCAGAGGCTATGATAGTTTTGAAGCACCCTACACTTCGGTAGATCAGACAGATTGGACAGGGGGGAGAGGACAGCTTAAGTACCAACAGCCCCCAGAAGGCGACCCTACCAAGTTCTATGACAGCTACAACATGTGGACATTGACGCCTGGGCTGATGTGTCCTGCGCCATTGTGGAGATTTGCCGACGGGCTTCGAGATAATAATACTTTCATGCCTGGCGAGAAATTGAGCGCTGGCGCAGAAAGCACGCGCAGTGCCACGGTGACATGGCAGTCTCTTAGTGGCGACGACACCACTAGATATATTGCGCACAAATTCACAACTGGTGCCAATGCCTATGATGTCGAAAGTGTTACTCTATTGCTTAGATATTACAAAGATAGCGACAATAATTATCCTGGCACATTGACGGTGGCTATTCACGCAGACGACAGCGGAGATCCTAATGCGACGGCATTGACAAACGGAACAGTAACGCTTGCTCTTTCAAGCACAAACGATTCTAAAATAATGCCAGAGGGCGATCTTGTTGGACAGTTGGTTAGTTTCGTGTTTTCTACTGCGCCTTCCCTGTCGGCTACAACAGATTACTGGGTTGTTGTATTTTGTGCCGCAACAGATGATGCTACGGCAGCCTCAGATGATCCATACTTTGAGATTGCATGGGGCGACAACGGCGGCACCAGTAAGCAAAAATCTACCATCGGTAGTTGGGGGGCGTCAACCTATGACTTCTACTACCGTGTCACTGAGGCAGTAGCAGATAGCAAGTTTCACTTCTTTGAATACAAGCGAGGATTGTATGCAGCCACGGAGCCACTGGCGGGCGGGGCTGGCAAAATCTACATCAA